GCGGAGTTCGGAATTAGCCGAGGCCAGTTCTACAAGGACCTGCGCAGCGGCGACGAGGCGGCGGGTGTCTCCTCTTTCCGTAGAAAAGAGACTCGGCACACGGTAACTTCAGGCGTCGATACCGAGGAATGACCTATGACCGCCGCCACCACAATGCTCGCCAAATACATGACCGCCGAAGCCGCCATCCTGGAGGGCAAGGAGGTCCGCTTCGGCGATCGGACGCTTCGCATGGAAGATTTGCAGGAGGTGCGCGCCGGCCGGCTTGAGTGGGAGCAGCGCGTCGCTGCCGAGACGGCCCTCGGCGCTGGCCGGCCAACCTTTGGTGGCCTTGGCTTCTCGCTCGCGAACTTCCGGAACGAACAATGAGCGCGCCTTCGACCAAGGTTCAGCTGAATCTACTGGACCGCATCGTCTCGTTCATTTCGCCGAACGCAGGTCTGCGACGCCTGCATTCCAGGCATGTCCTGAACCAGTACGAAGCGGCGAAGCCCTCGCGACTCCGTAAGGGGGCGCGTGACAACAGGTCTCCAGATGCGCAGGTGCAGCAAGGCGCCGTAGCGCTGCGTGGCCTGGCGCGCAACCTGGAGCAGAATCACGATATCGCGCGCGGTGCGCTGCGCACGATGGTGAACAACGTCATCGGCCCCGGGGGCATCGGGATCGAACCGCAGCCACGGCGCCGGGACGGCACCATTCATGAAGAATACGCGCTGGCCCTGCGTGAGGGCTGGCGTGACTGGTGCCTTAATCCCGAGGTGACGCAAAAGCACCACTGGGCGAAAGTTCAGCGGCTGGTCTGCAATACTTGGTTCCGTGATGGTGAATGTTTCGCGCAACGATTGAAGGGGGCTGTGCCGCTGCTGGACCACGCCACGCGCGTGCCTTACTCGCTGGAATTACTTGAGCCGGACCTCGTGCCAATGGATCACTTCGACGAGGCCAAAAGCATTCAGCAGGGCATCGAGCGCAATACGTGGGGCCGCGCCGTTGGCTACTGGTGCTATAAGGCGTTCCCTGATGGCCTAAGTTGGTCGAAGCGAAACTTCGATCTGAAGCGCGTCGCCGCAGCCAACATGCATCACATCGCGTCGGTCGACCGCATCGGCCAGGTGCGCGGTGTCTCGATTTTCGCCAGCGTTATCACGCGACTGGAGGACATCAAGGACTACGAGGAATCCGAACGCATCGCAGCCAAGGTGGCCGCCTCGCTGACGGCGTACGTCAAGCGTGGTTCGCCGGACATGTACGGCGAACCAGGTGGCGCTGGCGCACCGGACGGCGCCCCGTCGCAAATCGGTATGGCGCCCGGTATGATCATCGACAGCCTGAAGCCTGGCGAAGAGATCGGCATGATCGACTCGAATCGCCCGAATCCAAACCTAATCACGTTCCGCAGCGGACAGCTGCGCGCCGCTGTCGCCGGCATAGGCGCCAGCTACTCCAGCGTCGCCCGCGACTACAACGGAACATACTCAGCGCAGCGCCAGGAGCTGGTGGAGCAGTGGATCAACTACGCCGTGCTCACCGACGACTTCGTCGGCCAGTTCGTGCAGCCGGTCTGGCAGGACTTCGTGCAAATCGCGCACATCTCGGGCGCAATCAAGATACCCAAGGACGTTGACCCGCTCACGATGGAGGACGCGCTCTTCGTCGGTCAGTCCATGCCGTGGATCGATCCGCTGAAGGAAGCGTTGGCGTGGACCGCGCTGGTGCAGGCAGGGTTCGCGAGCGAGGTCGAAGTCATGCGCAAGCGTGGCGCCAACCCACGCGACGTCTTGGAGCAGATCAACGCCCACCGCACGGCGTCCGGGAAGATGGGCCTTTATTTCTCGTCCGACTTCGCAAACGTCATGAAGCAACCGGTAGCGCCAGTGGATCCCGTCGAACCCGAAGGTGATCAAAACAACGAAGTTTCATAAGAAAGGGAAATATGATACAGCCACTAAACAACGCCGCCGCGGGCCTGCCGCATCCGGCTGATCCGGCTCTGAAGATTGCCGTCACGACATTGGTCAATGCTGATGGCGTGGCGACGGGTCCCAATATCGTAATCGACACGACCGGCCAGTATTCCTTCGACCTCAGTTCGCTCGCGTCGGTGCCGCACTACGATGCCAACGGCAACATGGACTACATCACATACGGACCGGATCGTAACGGACGGTCGGTCCGCCAAACCTCCACTTGGACCAATGGCCGTTGGATGGGTGACAGCGGTTGGGTGCTGCAATGACGCCGAGCGTTCTACGCCAGATGCTGGCGAAAATTGGGTTCACACGTTCGGGCGGTCCGGTTCCTACCATCACTGGCACGCCGGGCGTGAACAACACGCTGACCGCCGCGCTGCCGGCCGGCGTCATCGGCACACTGCAGTGGACGCGCACGACCAAGGCGGTACCGCCGGTGAAAACGCTGATCTCCGGCGCCGTCGCGAACGCGGTTAACAGCCTGGCGTACGTGCAGCAGCAGGCTGACGGCGGTTGCCTGATCGGGTGCGACGCGTCGAATCAGGTGTCGCCGTCCGCCTCGGTAGATGTGCCGGCGGTCGGTGCTTATCTTTACCCACGCTGGAGGGCAGCATTGGCCCGTGTGGCTGGCAATACGGGCTACGCTAAAGCCATGCTGCTTGGTGACTCAACGACTAGTGGTGCATTGGCAGCTGGTGCGGGGACTCAGCCTAATCGCGCTCAGACTCCATACGTCTACCTGCGCGACCGCCTTCGCATGAGCCAAGGTCTGCCCGTGCTGGCGACGAGTTGGATCGGCGACCAAGCCTATTTCAAAACCAACGCAGTCAGCATGTACGCATACGATAACAGGTTCTCGCAGCCGGACGGTGCTGGCTATTCCGCGAGCAGCAGCGTGTTGACGGTGGCTGGCGGCGTCGTGACCAATACCGCGAACGGGAACCGATTAGGCTTCTTGGCCGAAGAGGCTGTCGATACGTTTGATGTCTACTACCCGGTGAACACCGCATTGGGGGCATTCAACCTCACCCGAGTCGGTTCACCATCTACCCCTGTGAACCAGGCGGGGGCCAGCGGCACGGGCAAGATCACTTTGTCTGGTGCGCTAAGCAGCAGCGACGCCTTGTATGCGGCACGAAGCAGCGGCGGCACTTATCTGATCGCGATGGATGCCTACAACAGCGCGGTGAAATCAATCCGCATCCTTCAAGCCGGCTGGAGTGGAGGCAAGGTTGCGGATTGGGCGACGGCGGTAACAGGGTTTGATCCGCTGCCTGCGGCAAAAGCCATCGCATGTGATCTGTATCTGATTCGCCCTGGGATAAACGATTGGGCCACGGGAACAAGCTTGTCCGCATTCCGTGCCAGTTTGGAGGCATTGGTGGACGGATTGCTGACGGTTGGCGATGTTGCTTTGCTGACCCCTTACCCATCAAATGTTTCGGTAGCTTCCCAGGCAGTTCAGCAATCGTTTGTAGACGTCATAAAAGACGTCGCTTCGGTTCGAGGATTGAAAGTCGACGATACGTTTGCGGCATTCGGTACATGGGTTGCAGCAAATGCCGCAGGGTATATGGCTGATAACTTGCATCCTAAGGAAGCAGGATATCAAGCAGCCGCAAACACTTGTGCCACTTTTATGCTTACCCTGTGAGCATGTAAAAGCCGCGCGGATAGTCATAAAAAATGATTATTTACAATTGCCTAAAAAATAAATTCCAAATGGAAATTATTTCGGCGTAGAATTCAATGTTGAATCTTACACCGGGCGGATATGAAGTCGCTGAAAGCTATCATTGCTTGGCTGGAACAAAACCCTGGATCATCGCTTGGACTGTTCCTTGTCATAATTTTATGCATCGGTCTCTACTTAGAGCGTTATCCTACGCAACCTGCGCCGCCCGGGCACGTTCCGGAGCAAAGAGAGTTCATGGGATGAGCGTCTCAACCTCACCAAGCCCGCCCCGAGCGGGTTTTTTTACGTCCAAGGGAAACCATGATCATCACCCAAACTGGCGCCGGCCTGCCGGAGGCCGAAAGAACGCGGCGGGCCGGACCGTAGCGCAAATCAAAGCGTATTTAGACACCATTTGCGTAGAAGCGCATCCAGGAGTTGGTGCTGCGCATGCGGCACATTCGTACTTAATGAAAAAACTCATACACTGGGCAACGAATTAACGGCCTGCCAATGAAATTCCTTGTTTTCATTTCCGTGTGTGAGATACTTGCCTATTGGGCATTTTGGCGCGTGAGATGAGTACGATAAAAAAGGTCAGTGATTCTCAAATTTTAGGCATCGACATCCTGCGGTTTGTGGCTGCTGTATTGGCGGTACTCTTTCATTTCGGTTATCTCATGGGAGCCAATCCTGCAGGATCGGCCGGCACTGCTAGCGGGCGGCTACTTGCGTTCCCTGAGTTGTATAGTTGGTCAAATTTCGGGTGGGTAGGAGTGATGATATTCTTCGTCATATCCGGATTCGTCATTGCATTTTCAGGAGAGCGCGCTACGGCGTTTTCCTTTTCTGTCAGCCGCGTGGTGCGACTAGGGCCGGGCGTTTGGATTTGCTCGACCATCACGCTACTAACAGTTTGGATATTTGCTATTTCTCCGAGCCCGCAACTTATGCAGGGGTTCCGACATAGCATGTTGTTTCTTCCATCCGAGCCATGGATTGACGGTGCATTTTGGACGCTCAACATCGAGATATCGTTCTACCTATGTGTCCTCGTCGTTATAGCTCTAAAACGTTTCGATAAAATTCGGGCGCTGGCCATTGCTATCGGCGTATGTAGTTCAGCGTTTATACTGTTCCGGGGCGCAGCTGAATTTGGTGTACTCGGACCATCTGCGCTCTCGTTCTTGGGGCGCCACTATCGGGCAGTTGACTTACTTCTTCTTCGCCATGGTGTTTATTTCTCCATCGGCGTGCTGTTGTGGGTTCATTTGATAAAAATGCCTGCCCATTCCAATTTGTTTTGGATATTCTTTTTCGGAATATTTGGATGCGCAGAGATCGCACTGCAATCGGCCAAAGTGAGCCCGTACATTACGTGCGGGATATGGGTCGGAAGTTTATTTGCAATTGTTCACTCAGTCCGGTTCAACAATTTGGTCCATCGCGCGCCGCAGTCAGTCTTGCGTGCGATGAAGACCGCCGGACTCATGACGTTTCCGCTATATCTAGTACATACGGTGGTAGGCGCAACTATCATGGGGCGATTTGTGATGTTAGGTCTTTCACGGTGGGCCGCTCTTGCGGCAGGGCTCGCGGTTATTTTTCTCATCGCCT